CGGAGATGCGGTGGATGCGGTTTTCCTTGAAGAAGGTGGGGTAGCCCATGAAGTTCACAGCCCCCGTCCATGGCCCGTCGGAGCCCACGGAGGCGGTCCAGCTGTCGGAGGCCAGACCCTGATACTGCCGCCAGTTTTTGAAGTCGCCCAGCGCGCAGCAGTAAAGCTCGTTGAGGCTGTCGCCGTATCGGCAGCCCCAGAGCCTGTTGCGGCACTCGATGACATAGTCCATGTCCGGCACCCTGCGGGAAAGGGAGATGCTGCCATTTTCCTGGGTGAAGGCTTCGTCTATAAGGCCGGGGAAAACGATGTAGTCCGGCTTGTCCTCCGCCCCGCCAAGGGCGGTGATAAGCTTTGTGCCGTTGAGCTCTTCAAGCTCCGCGCCGCTTATCTCCACACCGTCGTCCTTTTTAAAAAGCGCCGGTATCTCGCCGCAGGAGGCAAAGCTCATGCGGGTGTAGGCTGTCACGATCTCCACCCATTCGCCCAGGGCCGCGCTCCACTGGCGCAGCACATGGGGAATGGCGGAAGTGTCTATCCAGAGCGCGGCATTTTCCGGCTCCTCCGGGGCGGTCTGGGAGAGGCTGGGCGTTTCGTACTCGCTGCCGTCGGCCTGACACAGAGAGATGCGCACGCCGCCCGCGCTGCTGTAGCTTGCCTCCATGCTGCCGAAGTCTGTGGGCTCGGCGGTGTTAAAATAGAGCTTGTCGGGGAAAATGCAGATATAGCTGCCCATGCTGACAAGCTGCTTTTCGCCGGGGAGAAGCTCTGTCAGCGGAGTTTTCTCCCCGCCGCAGAACAGCGCCCCCTCGTCCACCCAGCAGAGCCTGTCCTTTGCCATAAGGCCGCCGGGGCTTTCAAGGCTTGTGACAAAGCCCCGCTTTCTGCGGTTTGCAAGCAGGGGGTAATGGGCGGTGGAGAGATTCTTGCAGTCGTACAGCTCCCCCTCCTCTATCTTCAGCCTGCGGCGGTAGCCGGAGAAGCTGTCGGTGAACTGCCGCTTGAGGTATTCATTTTTCATTGCAGGAAGCTGTGGCATGTTCTCCTCCTAAAATACGAATTTCGCGCCCCGGCTCATGGGGGGATTTACCCTGTTGTACCAGTTTGAGTACTCCCTGAGCAGGCTGTTGAACATGGTCATGCGCCGGTTGTAGCGCTGGGTCTCGGCGTTCTCGGCGGCGATCATGGCCTGCAGATAGTTGTAGTAGATGTCCTCGGCGTAGGGCGCGGCGATGAGCAGAGTCTCCTGCCCCGTCTCATAGTGGGCGGGGGCCTGGGCCCGGGGGCAGCGGGGACGGACAAGCTCGTTGAAGAGCTTGCCGTCCAGAGTGCTCAGCCAGTGGAGCTTCTGCTCGGGAGAGTACTGGTTGGGCTCCATCATGTCCACCCGGTCGATGATGTCCATGGCCTTCATGTCAGTTGCCGGAGTTTTTCATGCCGTCAACATTCTCGTAGAAGATGTCGGCGGCGCGGCCGCTGCGCTCGATCTCGGCGGCGACGCTGAGGGGCACCATGGACTTCTTGCCGCGGGGCAGCAGATAGTTTACACCGTTGATGCCCACGAAGAGATTGGGATCCTCCCTGTCGGACTGACGGGGGATGAAGATTTCAACACGCTTTTCGCTCATGCTCTTGCCTCCTTAGTTTTCCTTGTCGCTGGCGGAGAAGCTGGAAGTGCTCATCACGCGCAGCAGTCGCTCGGGATAGAGGATGGTGGCGCCGTTGGTCTCAAACTTGTAGCCGATGGTGCTGAACTGATTGAGAGGGCCGCCGATCTCGCCCTTGTCGTGGATTATCATTTCCAGCGCGCCGCCCTCGGGGTCGATGATGCCGAAGCTGTCCTTGCCGAAGAAGTAGCTGGCGTAGCTCATGGTGCCGGACTTGTTCTTGTAGGCCGCGGAGTTTTCACCGCCCAGCACGGGGGCAAAGACGTTCTCGATGAAGCGCACGCCGTGGATTTCGCCGATCTCGCCGTTGAACAGCTCCTCGGGGGAGCCGTACTTGTGGGCCTCGATCCAGCCCTCGCACTCTCTCAGGTCGTGGGCAACACTGGGATGGATAACGGCGTAGTAGCGGCCGTTGATGCGGGGGACGCGGTTTTTCTTGAGAATGGTGACGGCTCTGTTGACCATTGCGGGGCTGAGCAGGGCATAGCCGTCTGCCTCGGATGCGCCCATCTGGGCGGCCTCGCTGGGCTGGGAGAGGAGCTTGCCCTCCTTGTCCACATTGTCGCAGTAGAGCACATTGGTGTTCACCAGCAGTGCATCGCGGATCAGGGCCTCCTGAGTTTCGGCGGCGGAGGCGCCCATCTCCTCGGTGGCGCCCAGGATAACATCGTCATAGGCGCGCAGCTCCAGTCTGTCGGTGATGGAGGTGTAGGTGCCGTACTGCTCCACGCTGCCCATCACGGAGGTGACGCCGAACTTCTGGCCGCTGGGGATAACGCCCTCGGTGAGCTTTGCGGCGCGGTCAAAGGTGTTCCACTTGCGCCATTCGACGCTGCCGTGGTGGTTCTTGGGCAGGGGCTGGCGCTTGGCAAACTGGGCGTAGAACAGCTCGCTGCGGGCGTTTTCCAGAAGCTCCGTGTCGTAGAAGGTCTTCATCTCGGGTGCGAGAGTGCGGCTGTCGTCAAAGCCCTCGGCGGCGCCGGTGGAGGCGTTGACATAGCCGGTGCTGGTGTTTACCACAGTGCCGGCATCGGCAAAATACTGAAGGTCAAAAATAAAGTTTTTAATGATACATCATCCTTTCTTATTGTTTAGACGCCGGGGTAAATTTTTGCCCGCCTTGCCGCGTTTGCCTTTCCCGCTTCACTCTCGTTTGCGGCAAAGGCGCGGCTGCGGTAGAGAAAATTACCCCTTCATCTGCCCCCGGCAGCGGGGTAAATTTTCTCTCCCAATACCCCGGCGGCGTAGATGCGCTTTTTCAGCAGCTCCCGCTCGGCCCGGCTCATGACGGTGCCCGCCGCATGGGCAGCCCCCATGCCCGCCCCGCTCTCACGGGGTCTGGAGGCCCCGGACATGATGCTGCGGCTGAGCTTTTCAAGGCTTTCGCGGGCGGCGCGCTTTCCTATCTCATCCCTGTGCAGGGCGTAGTAGGCGTCCGCCAGAGCAATGCCGGTGTGGGGCGCGGTGAGGCGCAGAAGCTTCTGGTCCTCCAGGGCGCTCATAAGCTCAAAGTCGGGAAACTCTCCTATAAGCTCCTGGGCCTGCTCCAGCAGCGCATCCAGATGCTGCAGGGCATTTTCCATGTCCTGTCGGCTTTTCTCCGCAGCGGCGAGGCTGAGCCTGCGCAAAGCCGCCTCCGCATCGCCGCGGTTTCTGAGTCTGCGCTGCACTATGGCCTGCACGGCCCTGTCATAGCACTCGCGGTACTCAGGGTCTGAGAGAATCTGCTGCCATGTGAGCCTTTCGGCGGCAGCCATGTTCTGCCCGGCGTCGGCAGTGTTTTCGCCCGTGGTCAAAGTCTCAAGAGACTCGAAGTTTTCCTCCATGATATCCTCCTCCATACTTATAGATAAGCCTTGCCCAGACCGGGATTCTTACCCGGATAGCCCTGGGTGTAGGCATCAATGGGGCTGAGATTGTAGTAGTTCACCCCGGCGTGCTGTGCCCCGGCGGGCAGCAGGCCGTTCTGGCGCATGAACTCATAGCCCAGGGCGTAGGCCTGCTCCTGGCTCATGCCGGCGCGCTCCAGCTCCTCGGCAGAGGGCATGTAGCCGGTGGAGGCAATAAGCTGGGCGAGATTTGAGTAGGCATCCTTCTGCTTTGTGTAGTCAAGCTTGGCCTGCTCGTCGGCCCGGTCGCGCTCATCCTTATAGCGCTTGTAGTCGGAATCGGCCATGCCCCTGGCGGCAGTAAACTCATTGTTCAGCGCCTCGCCCTCGTCCTTGTAGCGCTGGTAGGCCTTGGAATAAAGCTCGGGCATCACGTCGCTGAGCTTTTTGAGATACTCGCCGTACTGCTGCTGGCCCACGCGCTGGGAGTAGCTTGAGCCGTAGCCTCCCGTCAGATCCGCGGCCTCGGCCATAGTGCTTTTCATGGCAGCCTCGCCCTCGCGCTTATAGCTGTCCCTGTAGGCGCGGTAGCTGGGGTCTGAGGATGCCTCGTACTTGAAGGCGGGGCGGTTTTTAAGCTTTTCGTAGCTCTGCTTCACATCCGCATCATAGGCCCCGCTGTAAGTTTCCTTTTTCTCTTCCATAGTTTTCTCCTTAATACTCGCATACTTTGACATAGTCCGGCTCGTATTCCGCCAGCAGCGCAAGGCCGGCATACACCGTGTCGAAGCTCTCCCGGCACAGTGCCTCCATATCCGGCGCAGGCCGGGCGGCGATGCTGATGCAGCCGGGGGATTTTTTCACCGTCAGGCCAAGCTCATCCCCCATGTCGGAGAGCCGCTTTTCAAGGCACATTATCAGCATGCTCTCCGCGGCGCAGACTATGTCCTGCCCGTAGTTTCCCGCAAGGGCGTGGCCCTCCATGCTAAGGCGCAGGCCCTCCCGGTCGTAGACTACTCTTGTCATGGCCTCATACCTCCCGCAATGCTCTGCATGAGCTGCTCCCTGCCCTCAAAGTCCATCATGCTCATGCAGCTGAGAGCCTGCTGGGCCTGCTCGGGTCTGAACATGCCCAGCTTGTAAAGCTGCAGGGCCAGCTCGTTCTGGCTCAGCTTGGAGTAGCTGGACTGCTTCTGGGCGCAGACGCGGATGTCGAACAGGGGTCTGCGAAGCCCCATGTCCACGCCGCCCAGCTCACCCTGGCTCTGGGGGCGCAGGCCCTCGTTTGAGTAGCTTATAAAGCTCTCGCCGCCCATGTCGCCGGAGATGCGGAAGCAGCGGGGCAGAGTGTAAAACTGGCGGATAAGCTCGATGCAAAGCTCGATTATCCTGCCGTAGGCCCGGTAGCTTGCCCTTGTGGCATCCCGGGAGCCCTTGCCGCTGGCCTCCTGCAGCGCGGCGATGGCGGAGGCGGCGGTGACACCGGAGGAGGAGATGCCCACGGCAGTCTCCGTGTTGCCGGAGGTCTCGCGCAGCTCGTTTATCACGCTCTGGCGCATTTCAAGATAGGCGCCGCTGAGGGGCTTGTAATCCACGGTGCGCAGGCTGTCCTCGCCCAGATTGCCGGAGACATGGATGATGGGGTTTGCCAGATTGAGGAATTCCTCCTCGTTCACCGCCCCGTCCATTCTCTGGAAATATCGCGGCAGCGCGCCCACCATCACATTGCGGATGAAGGCGGTCTGCATCATGTCGATCTGGGTCTGGCTGTTGCGGCACAGGTCGATGAAGCCGTAGCCGCAGGGGCTGCCCTCCACGGGGAAAAGCGCGTCGAACACGAAGGGATAAAGCCCGTGCTCATAGAGGGGCGCGCCCTCGTTTTCCGTGGAGCAGAGCAGGGTGTCGCCCACATACTTGCAGTAGTGCAGCTCGCTTGCGCCTGCGCGCCGTTTCTTGTAATAAACCTCGATGACGGCGGCCTTGTCCTCATTGGGCACATGGTCGTCATGTGAGAAGCTGCCGGGTCTGAAGCCGCCGGAGCTAAGCTTACCCTCAAGCTGGGGGTAGAGCTCGCTCAGAAGCTCCTTGTCCTCAAGGCTGCTGTGGAAAAAGTAGGGGCTTTTCTGGATATCGCTGAGCCCCGGCTCCCAGAACACATTGAGCAGATCGATGCGCTCTATGCCGATGTCGCCCAGGCCCCCGGCCTTCCCCGCATCCCAGCAGACCTTGTAGACCCCCGTGCCGGTCTTGAGCTTCTGCCAGAGGCAGTCGGAATATATCTTTTCAAAGCCGTTCTGCTCAAGGATTACGGGGATTATCCTCTTGAGTATCTCCGCCTCCTGTTTGTCCTCCGGCTCCCGGGGCAGGATGACGGGCTCGGGGTAGGCCTCCATGGCGTCGGCGTGCTTGGAGACTATAACATTGTGCAGCCAGCCGCTGACGGCCTGAAAGCCGCCGCCCGTGCCCTCGCTCTCCTTGCGCTCCTCGGCGGAGTTGCGCAGCTTCCACCAGTTCTCCGCCGCCACGGCGCGCCGCTCGATGCTGGCCTTGCCCGCCCTGTAGCGCTGCAGTATGGCGGTAAATTCCTGCAGACGCTGTGCATCCACAGGCTGTTTTTTCTTGTTCATAAAATCTCTCTCCTTATCCAAGCGGGTCGTTCCATATTATTTTTTCCTCCGCGGGTCTGAGCGGCGGCACGGGCCGTGACATGCACAGATAGCGCCACTCGTCGGCGGCGTGGTCCTCCCCCTCCGTGTCCAGATCCTCCGGGCGCGTGCGGTGAAAGCTCAGCAGCGGCACCGTGCGGATAAAGTCCCGGCAACTGTCAAAGACATACATGCGGCTGTAGCCCTCCGCATCAAACTGCAGCCTGTAGTGGCACTGCATCCAGCCGGGTATGCGCTGGTTGTCACCGGGCTGGAAATAGATGCCGTACTTTGCGGCGGTGTCGGCGATGCTCTCGCCCCGGCTTGCATCCCAGATGCTGGGGTCGGCCACGCCCTCTATCTTCCTGCCCCGCAGCCAGGCATGCTCCCGCTCGATGCGGGCGATCTCCTGAAACTGCCTGTCCGGGGTCCAGCGCAGACCCTCGTTGGGCGTGCCCGTGCAGCCGTAAAGCTCCATTATGCGGTAGATGACGCCATCGTAGTCTATGGCCCACCATGCGCAGCTGAAGGGCTTGCCGTAGCCGAAGTCGTAGGAGCGCACTATGCTCCAGCCCCGCCTCGTGCCCTCGTTCAAGTCAAAGGGCGCTATCACATGGCAGAAGCGGCCCTGCTTTTTAAGCTCCTCCCGGCTCAGCTCAAGGCCCGCAAGCTTTGCCGCCCTCATGTCCGGCTCGATGCGGAAGTCCTCAAAAAACTGGCCCTCGAAGATATCCCAGCTGCCGTAAAGCCAGGCCTCCCGCAGCTTCGGCGGCAGGGACTCAAGCTGCTTTACATAGTCCGGGTCCGATTCCATCAGGGCCCTGTTGTCGGTGATGAGGCTCTGGATAAAGACATAGTCCTCCTTGTCCTCCCCCTCCTTGAAGCGCCCGTCGATAAACAGCCGCTTCACCCAGCCGTGGCCCTCGCCGCCGGGGTTGCAGGTGTAGTAGATGCGCTTTGGAAAGCCGTTGACGCCGCGCAGGCAGGCTCTGAGCTTTTCCATCCGCTCCTCGGACTGCTGGGTGGCCTCGTCGACAAAGAGCACATCCACCTCCGTGCCCTGAAAGCGCAGGCTGTCCTTGTCGGTGTCGCAGTAGCGGAAGAGTATGCGGCTTTTGTTGGGAAAGGCGATGTGCTTTTTCTGGTCGTTGTATTCGGCGATAGGCTCC